CGCTGCGGGGTGCCGCCGTCGCTGTCGCCGAGCAGGGCGTCGGCGCGGGCGGGCTGAATGCCGGCGATCAGGGTGGCGCGGTAGGTGTGCGCGGGGACGAACACCCGGCGGGACACGTCCGCGTTCTGGAAGCCGAGGAGTTCGCCGGACCAGGCCGACCGCAGGATCGGCATGACGGTGGCGCCTTTGCGCTGGGCGGTGGCGGTGAGGGTGTCGATCTCGGTGACCTTGAACAGGCAGGCGCGGCGCACGCGCTCCAGGCCGTCGCGGGTGTGCTTGACGTAGGCGTGGACCAGGCCCTCACCGGAGCCCAGCGGCACCGCGTCGTAGTCGCCGACATCGATCGCGGCGGTGGCGGCGGCCTCGGCGGCGCCCTTGCCCTGCCCGGAGTGCCCGACCAGGCCGATGAACAGGTTCAGCGACCCGTGGCCGCCGACCAGGGGCGGCAGGACGACCTGCTCGGGGACGCAGGTGACGACGTGGGCCAGGGCGCAGCCGAGGACCGCCCACGGGCCGGTGCGCCTGGCCCGCGCCATGTCGCGGATGGTGGTCAGCGCCGGGCGAGCGGCCCAGAACGCCTCCACGTCGGCCGCTGACGGCATCTGAGGCAGGTCGGGCAGTACCTCCCCGGTCCGGGGGTTCACCAGTGTATGAGCCTCCTGTGGCCTCTGACGGGGTTCAGGCACGCCGCGCGGATGTTCGGCCCCGGCCTTCAGTCCCGAGGCGATCGTGGCCCGCGACTCCTTCTCCGTCAGCCCCGCCGACCTGGCCGCCGCGAGCAGCCCGGCCTCGACCTCGCCGCGCTCCAGCGCACCCCCGGCGACGAGCTGGCCGAGGCTGAACGCCGCCTTGTTGAGCGTGTCATTCCGCGTGCCCTCGCCCGCTTGCGCGACGGCCCCGCACTCGCGCTCCAGCGCGGCGGCGGCGTACCCCGAACCGACCACCGTCAGCGCCGGCCTGGGCGCAGGCGCTACCGCCGGCTCAGGCTTGGTGACGCCGAAGATCAGGTCGATGATGTTGGGGGCCTCGCTCACCGGCTCAGTGCCTCCAGCCATGCGTGGCAGACGGCGGCGACCTGGATCAGTTCGTCGCGCAGGTCGGCGTCGCTGCGCTCCATGACGGCGCGGGCGACCTCGCCGGCCTCCTCGTGAAGCACGGCTAGGCGCAGCAGGTGGGCCACGTCCGGGTCGTTCGCTCGGACGGCGACTGCCTCGCTGGAGCAGTCGCCCCGGCCCCACGAGTGCTCCCCGCCCCACTTCGCGCGCTGGCGATCGCGCTCGGTGGCGATCAGGTCCGTGATGGCAGTGGGGGTCACGCCGTGGCCCCGTCGAACAGTGAGGGCAGGTCGAGCGCGGCCTCGATGTCTTGGAGGTTGCGGACTGCCGTCTGCCAGTACGTTGGCTTCAGTTCGATCGCCAGGGCCTGCCTGCCGAGCTTGACGGCGGTGTACGGCTCGCTCCCGATGCCACCGAACGGGCTGAACACGGTCTCGCCCTCATTGCTCCAGAGCCGGATGCACCGCTCGATGAAGTCGAGCTGGAGGGGGCAGATGTGTCGCTCGTCCTCGTTGTCACGAGCGACACGGGCGTTGAGTGTGTTGGTCTCCTTGATGTCCCACCAGACCGGCTGCGCCCAGTCGATCCACTCCTCGTTCGTCACGTCGTTCTTGATCGGCACGGCGTTGTCGCCGGGCTTGCGGAACAGGAGCAGGTAGTCGGCCAGCGCGGGGCGGGTCATCGATGAGTCGCGGTTCTTCGTGACAAACATCAGCGCCTGCGCCTTCGTGCGGATCGCCTGCGCCTGCGGGTCCTTGTTGACCGTGACCTCACCGTGGAAGATCCACCCGGCCTCAACGTAGGCGCGGATCACGTCGCCCCGAAAGTCCGTCAGCCCGACGAACCCGTTCGTCGACTTCGTGGTGGTCAACTGCTGGACGTGGACGCACGCGATCCGACCGGGCTTCGTGATCCGCAGGTTCTCGCGGATGATGAACCCGTAGTGGTCGAAGAACTCGCCGCGAGAGGCCGAGTTGCCGAGGTCGCGCGGGCTCGGGGAGTAGGTGAACAGGCTGGCGAACGGCGGGGAGTAGACGGACAGGTCCACCGACTCGTCGGCCAGTTCGGTCATGCGCTCGCAGGAGTCGCCCAGGAGCATCGTCCAGTTCTTCCCGTGCGCCTCGTCGGTCGTGTAAATGTCGGTGGTCATTCGGTCCTCCCGAGTTCGCCGGCGCGCTGCATCTCGCGCACCAGGGCGGTTGTGATTTCGGACGCCTCGCGCTCCTTGCGCCGGACGTTGGTGGCGATCTGCGACTCCAACGCGGACAAGACGATGTGCGCGTGGACCTTGCGCTGCTGGCCGTAGCGGTAGCAGCGGCGAATGGACTGGTAGTACGCCTCGTAGGAGTCGGACAGGCCGACGAACACCATGCGGGCACACCGCTGCCAGTTGAGTCCGAACGCGGCGATGGACGGCTTGGTGATGAGGCGGTCGATCGACCCGTCCGCGAACCCGAGCAGGGCTTCAGCCTTGTCCTCGGGCGACCACGAGCCGGACACGTTCACCGCGCCCGGAATGGCGCGAGCGAGCGCGTCGGCCTCGTCGTTCAGCCCGCACCAGATGAGCCACGGCTCGTCCGGTTCGGCGGCGACGATCTCGGCGGCGCGTGCCACGCGCGCATCCAGGGTTGACTTGCGAACCTTGGCGCGCCCGCCGACGCCTCCGATGTCGGTGGCGAACAGCTGCCCGTCCGGCACCACGTCCACATCCAGCGTGTGCGGGATGATGTCCAGGCCGGGGAGGATGTATCCAGTGTCGTCGTATCCGAGGTCGGACGGGCGGCGCAGCGCCACGGCCCACGATGTCATCCATCGAAACATCGGCCCGCGCGCGTGGCCCTTCATGCGCCACCCATCCGAGTCGTGGACGAAGTACGCCGCGAGCATGTTGACCCGCGTTGACACCCCCAGGAACTCGGCCTGATTGGTCAGCTCCTCCACGTCGTTCGGTGCCGGGGTCGCGGTGCAGGCGAGCCGGCGCGGCACGTCGGCGAAGTGCTGGATCAGGAGCGTGCGCGTCTTGCCGTTGCTCTGCTTCAGGATCGACGCCTCATCGAGCACAACGGCGTCGAATGAGGCCGGGTCGAAGCGCGTGACCATCTCGTAGTTCGTGACGTACACGCCGGGGCCATCGACCTGCGCGGGCTCCCTGACGTACCGCGCGGCGACCCCGAGTCGCGAGGCCTCGCGGATCGTCTGCTGCGTCACCGCGAGCGGGGCAACGATCAGCGATGTGTCGCCGGACAGCCGCGCCCATTCGACCTGCATGAACGTCTTGCCCAGGCCGGTGTCGGCCCATATGGCGGCGCGTCCGGTCCTGACGGCCCATCGCACGATCTCGGCCTGCCACCCGTGGAGCACCGGGCTCGTGTCGCCGACGACGACCTCGTCCGCGACCTTGACGGCGGCCTTGCGGGCCAGGAACTCGGCGTAGGTCCTCACACCGACACCGCCAGGTTCAGCGGCGTCGACCAGGCGTACAGCCGCCCGGAGGCGTGGCGCGAGGGCGGCGCTACGACGTAGCCGCCGGTGGCGCGGGTGTCCACGCCCTTCAGGTGGGCGCTGACGCTGTTCTTGCGCCGCTCATCGGCGGGGAGGTAGATGTGCGCCCCGCCCGAGCCGGTGCTGACGACGCCGACCGACTCCGCGACGAGCATCTGCCAGTGCGGGGCGATGGAGCGGTATCCGACCGGGCCGTCGATGTCGATCACGTCGACCAGGTGCCCGGTGGCGATGCCGATGTTGGCCTGCGGCTCCGCGGACCACCATGCGCGCACCTTGTCCGTGTCGGCGGTGGCGTCCTTGCAGCCGTGCGGCGCGAGGCGCCCGAGGGGGCGCTTGCCGCCGACCTCGACGGGGAACACGCGCAGCCCCTGGCCCGCGTACCACGCTGCGGCGTTCGCCAGTGCGTCGGGCGCGTTCAGCCTGCGCTCGCGCTCGGCGTCCTCGGCGTCCCACCGCGCCATCAGCGCGGCCAGCTTGTCCGCGTCGCCGTTGCACGCGGCGATCTCGGCGAACAGTTCGTCGTCGGTCGGCACGTCGCTCCTTCGTCTGTCTCGGTCCTGGTCCGGCTCCGGGTCGGGGCCGCCCGCTTCCCCACGGACGACCCCTGCTCGTGGTCGGATCAGAAGGGGGGCTTGTCGCCGGTCGCGGAGGGCTGGCCGACCTTGATCTCGAAGACCTTCTTCATGCCCTTCTCGGCCTTCTCGTCCTTGACGTAGGCGATGGAGATGGCCTGCCCGACGCTCGGCTTCAGCGCGACGATCTGGGACTTGAGGTTGGCCTGGCCGCAGGTCACGGTCCGCGGTCCGTCGGCGGTGTCGAGGTCGAGGACGGGGCAGGGGTTGCCGTTGAAGTCCTGGCCCGCGCGGACGCCGGTGATGGTCCCGGCTACGGCGTCGCCGATGGTGGCGAACTTCACGAAGTCCCCGGAGCCGAAGGCTCCCCAATCGAGGTCGCTCATGCTGCTGTCTCGCTTTCGCTGTTGTTGGTGCTGGTGAACCGACCGCGCGGATGCGGGTCGGGGCCTGTGAGGTGGACCTGCTCGCACTGCCGGCAGCGGGCCGGGGGCGCGCAGTGGTGAACGGCATGGACCACGCCGCCGCGCCTGGGCTCGGGCCAGTACCGCTCCACGAAGCGGTCGTCGGCCAGGCGCTCGAAGTACGGCGGGGTCTCGGCGCGCACGTCGAGAACGGGGTGGACGCTGACGTGGATGTCGATGGAGCACGGCGGCTCGGTGACGACGCGGTGCACCGCCGCACGGCAGCGCGGGCAGGTGGTCACGCCGCACCGCGCAGGATCGCGGCCTTGCGCTCGGCGGCGGCAGCGGTGTAGCGGTCGGTCCACTCCGCGAGGTGCAGCGCGTAGACCCCGTTCAGGGCCTCCACGTCGTCGCAGGCGGCGATCATGGCGAGGATGGGGTCGGTGATCGGCTCGATGACGGACACGGCGGCGGCGGGCGTGACCTCGCGCGGCGCCCACGGCTTGCCGATGGACGCGCTCTCGCCGCGCTTGGCGCACCACCAGGTGTGCAGGTCGCGCCACTGCGCGGCGGCGGTCTCCAGGTCGACCGGGTACACGCGGTAGCCGTCTGGCTTGATGCTGACGATGAGCCCGCCGTCGAGGTCGGGCAGGCGCACCCGCTGGGGGCCGTCCACGATCAGGTACTCGGCGCTGGCATAGCCGCCGATCTGGCGGGCCTCGTCGGCGTAGGCGCCGTGCGAGGAGTCCGCGCCGCGCGACTTCCAGTCGATGATGTATGCCTTGCCGCCGATGCGGGCGATCACGTCGAGGGTGCCGCCGTAGCCGACGCCGTTCAGCGTCCGGTTCACCGCGACGACCTCGGCGGCGATCAGCTCGGGCTTGTGGTCGGCGATGAAGGCGTTGATGGCGTCGATGTAGTCGTTGCCGGGGTCGCCGGGGAAGGTCGTCGCCGGCTCGCCGCGCAGCGCGCGCTCCAGCTTGGCGTGGACGCTGGTGCCGCGGTCGGCGGCGGCGGCCAGGCCGGTCTTGTTGTACGCCTTCAGCCGCTCGTACCGCTCGTCCAGGGTGAGGCCGTCGAGGTCGCGGGGGCGGCGCTCCAGGGCCTCGGCGACGCGCTTGAGCGCGACGAACGACCAGTCCGAGGAGTTGGCCTTCTTGATGGTGCTGATCGCGGGCCAGTGCGCCTCGGTGGTCGGCGCGATGTCGCACGCCGGGAGCGGGTCGACGTAGAAGCGGCTGCCGAAGTTGCCGACCTTGATCCGGTAGTGGTCGGCGTCGGCCGGTCCCATGAGCGTCATGCGTTGTCCTCCTCGGTGCAGATGCCCGTGAGGGCTCCGCGGCAGTGATGCGGTCGGCGGTCGCAGACCGGGCAGCGGGCGTCGGGGTCGCTCATGCGGCGACCTGGCCCTTGAGCGGGTCGTGGCGGCGGCAGCAGCCGCGGGCCTTGGCGATGGACGGGCAGCCCTCCACCTGGCAGGTGGACCGCTTGCGCCTGCGGGTGCGGCTCATCAGGCGGCGGCACTCGCGGCACGCGCCGCAGGAGTCCCTGCCGACCTCGGCGATGAGGTGCCCGCGGTGGCACTGCTCCGCGCCGCGGCGCATCCGCTGACGCTCCGGGAGCGTGGTGCCGCCCCAGATGCCGACCAGCGACGGGTCGCTGATGGCGTAGCGCAGGCACTGCGCGAGCACCGGGCACGCGGCGCAGATGGCGCGCGCGGCCTGCGTATCGCGCGGCGACTGGTTCGCGGTCGGGAAGAAGATGTCCGGGTCGGTCTCGGTGCAAGCGGCGTCGTCGGTCCACGCCGGGGGCTTGAGCGCGAGGGTCACGACCGCCCCCACTGCTCGCGGATCGTGTCGTGGACCGAGCCCACCCGCTCCCGCAGGTTGACGCTGATCTGCGCGCGGCGTGCGGCGTCGCGGCGCACCTCGTCGCGCAGGCGGGCGGTGACGTAGCCGGCGACGTAGCCGATGCCGATCAGCAGGGCGACGGTCCAGAACAGCGTGGCGGGGGCCGACATCAGCGCACCGTCCACTTGCCGTTGTAGAACGCCTCCCAGCGTTCGCGCTCCAGGCGCTCGGCCTCCTCGGCGCGGTGCTCGGCCGTCGCGTGCCAGCGGTCCAGGCCCCACCACAGCAGGGCGATGACGGCGAGGGTGACGAGGGCGGTCATGCCGCACCGCCACCGAGCAGTCCGAGCGCGCGGTCCATCTGCGAGGACAGGGCGTCGCGGATGAGTCCGTCGCGGACGGCGACGGTCTGCGAGTGCAGGTCCGCGAGGTCCGAGGGCGTGAGCAGGAGGGCGACGGTGGTGCCGTTGTCGGCGGTGGCCGTCAGGACGGCGGCGATGCCGTCGCCGTCCGGGGTGGTGGCGCTGACGGTGATGTACCGCGGCCGCAGGGCGGCGGGGTTGTGTGTCATGCTGTCCTTGCCTTTCCGTTGCTTCGGATGGGCCATGCCCCCGGCCGTGTCAGCGGCGCGGGGGCGTACTTATGCGGCGTCCTCCCCGATGAGGGCGGACACGGAAACTCCGAGCCATCGCGCGATGGCCCGGAGTTCGGTGATGGTGAAGTCGGTGCGCCCGCTCATCCGTCCGCTGACGGTCGGCTGGGTCAGTCCCAGGAGGTCCGCCATCTCGCGCTGGGTGCGCCCGTGGCGAGCCATCTCTGCCCGGATCGCGGCCCGCAGGTGGCCGACGGGCTGGCGCCGTGTCGTGCTCATGGGTGAATGAATATCACCTCTCGGCATAACCGCGCAAGATATCTAGACCAGCGTGTCGTGACCGCCTATCGTGCGAGAGCACGGGCATTCCCCGCCCGTTATCACAGGAGGCACCGGATGAACCGGACGACACGCCAGGAGACCACCGCGAAGATCATCGGCGGCAACGTCCGCGCCGAGCTCGCCCGCAAGGGCCGCACGCAGACCGCAGCCGCGCACCTGCTCGGGCTCCCGCAGTCGGCCATCAGCCGCCGCATGAATGGCGGCACGGCGTGGGAGATCGACGAACTGCTCGCCCTCGCCACCTGGCTGGACGTGCCCGTGACGACGTTTCTTGACGGGCTCCCCCGGATGGACTCGAACCATCAACCTGCCGGTTACTTGGCTCAAGTCCTCGCCCCCGCTGCCGACCCCTTTCTGGAGTTGACAGCAGCATGACCACGGGGGTAGGGGTGCCGGCGTTCCCTGACGCATGGCAGGAGCACGAGCGGGCGTACACGCGCTGGATGCAGGCGGGTGGATGTTCGGATGGCACAGTGCGGCTGCGCCGCCACTACCTCGCTCGGTTCTCATCGTCGGCCGCTGACCCCATCACGGCGACGACCGACGACCTCGCGGGCGTGCTGTCCTGCCCGGCGTGGAGCGCGGAGACACGGCGCTCGGCGCGGGCGGCGGCCCGGTCGTTCTTCGGCTGGATGGCCCGCGACGGACGCAGGCCCGACGACCCGTCGCTGAACCTGCCGCGCGTGCGGATGGCACCGCCCCGGCCGCGCCCGGCCTCGACGGAGGCGCTGGACGATGCGCTGGCGCACGCCGATCACAGGGTGCGGCTCATGCTCCTGCTCGCGGCCTACGCGGGCCTGCGCTGCTCGGAGATCGCCCGCCTGCACTCCGACGACGTGTACCAGGGCGAGATCCGGGTCAAGGGCAAGGGCGGGCGCGTGCGCTACGTCCCGCTCCACCCGCGCCTGGCCGAGTGCTTGCGGGTGACCTCGGGCGGATGGCTGTTCCCGAACGGGCAGGGCTCGCACGTCAGCGCCGGCCACGTCACGCGGCTGCTGTCCATCGCGCTCGGACCGGGGACCACGGCCCACCAACTTCGGCACCTGTTTGCCTGCCGGGCCTACGCCTCGCAGCGGGACATCCTGGCCGTGCGCGAGCTGCTGGGTCACGCCTCGGTCGCCACGACCCAGCGGTACACGAGGACCCCGGACGACGCGCTGCGGCGTGCGGTGGAGGCCATCGCCTAGCAACGCCGAAAGGCCCCCGCCCGGCCACGAAGGCTAGGCGGGGGCTGCGGCGGGGTCAGCGGCAATCAGGCCGTGTCCTCCAAGTAGTCGGCAGCAGCACGCAGGATCGCGGGGTTGTCGAGGGCAAAGCCGAGCGCACGATTGCAGCCATTGCAGAGCAGGCCGCGGACCTTGCCCGTCGAGTGGTTGTGGTCAACGTGCAGGCTCTTGGGCCGCTCCCCCTCGGTGGGGTCCTGGCGGCAGATGGCGCACGCGCCGCCCTGCGCATCGAACATTGCCAGGTACTCGGCCAGGTCGATGCCGTAGTCCCGGCGCATCTGCCATTCCCTGCCCTTGCCAAAGCCCCGCTTCTCGCGGTATTGCCTGTCATACGCTCGCTGGTATGCCCGGTAGCACGGCTTGCACTGGCGCTTCAGGTATCCGTAAAAGTTTGCTTCGTCGGTCTCTCCGCACTCGCGGCACTCCTTGCCGTCCCTCTTGTTGTGTACGGGCGGCTTGTCGAGCGATCCGTGGCGCTGCATCCGGTAGTCGTGGAGCCTGCAGTATTCGGCGGCCATGTTGCGGGCCGGGCGGTCGCAGCCCTCGGCGGCACATTGGCTCTTGGGGGCCACCTCTAGAAACGGCTGCGCCGGCCCAAGGGCCCCGGTTCGCCTCAGCCGCTCGGTGTGCATGGAGCAGTAGTGGGCGGACCTCTTTTTGCGCCGCCGCTCACAGCCGTCGACGGAGCATGTAGCCTCGGTCATGCCGAGCCCTCCTACACAGGGTTTCGGTATGGCCCTCAGGTGTTGACGCACCTGGGGGCCGCTTTCGTTGATTGTACGCCTAGAGCCCGACGATTTCCGCGTACACGCTTGCGTACCCAGCAATGTCGACCACGGAGTCCCGGTGGTCTGGCGTGTTGAGCAGGCGCGACACCTTGACCTGGATCATGCACAGGGCGGCCTGCTGCGGCGTCACCTCGACGCCGAGGATGGGACTCCATAGCGCGGCGATGCGTTCGTGGTTCTCGCGCGCAGCTCCGTGGGTCTGCTGGCGATCGGTCGCGGTAATGCGGGCAGCCTCGGTCAGTACGGACTCGGTGGTGAGCGCCCCGGCCGGCGCGGGGTAGGCGCGTTGCCGCTCGGTCGCGGCGCGGTCCTGCCAGGCGTTGTAGTCAGCCATTCCGGTCCTCGTCCTCCCAGTAATCCGGCGGCGGGGCGAACCCCGGCGCCATCTCGGTCTCAGCGGTCACGCTCATGGCGGGGCCGTCGTCGTCGTCCGGTTCGATCGCCCACACGATGCGCCAGCGGGCGATGCGTAGGGTGAGGTCCATCAGATCGCCCTCCGCGTGGACACCGTGCCCTTGCGATGGTTCAGGCGGTTCCACGCCCCGCAGCCCTCGCAGCGCAGCAGCGCGTACAGCGTGGTCACGGCGGCGGTGTAGCCGTCCTGCGTCAGATCCTCCGACCCGCAGCGCCAGCAGCACCGCTCCACGCCGGTGATGACCCCGACGTGGGGCCAGGACGTGATCCATGGGCCGAGCCGGTCGGCGGCGGCCTCGGTGACGCGCACGTCCTGGAGGTTGTAGTCGCGCAGGGACCGCTGCGCCGAGCGGCTGCCCCGGTCGGCGGCGATGGCCTCGTCGGCGTTGTAGTGGCCCGCCTTCGACTCGATGCCGAGCCGCTGGCACAGGTGGTCCAGGGAGCGGGACTCGAAGTCGAACTGCTGCCGCGCCACGGCGTACAGGTCCACGGACTTGTACGGCTTCGGTGGGGCGAACCCGCCGACGACCCACTCCGAGCGCAGCCACTTCTCGTCGGCCTTGCGCCCGTTGTAGGTGATCAGGATGTCGGCGGCGCTGATCCACTCGTGGCACTTGCGGACGACGTGGAGCGGGTCGTCGCGGTTCTGCCACGTCGCCGCGAACAGCATCCGGTCCGAGCCCCACCACTTGGCCCCGGCGCAGACGATCCGCGGCAGGCTCGACCACTGATCGGGGTGCAGCCAGTTGAGGCGCTGGAGGTCGCGCGGGTGCCAGATGTGGCGCTTGAACTCCCCGGGCACCCGCTCCAGGTCGATGGTGAGGATGCGGGGCTGCCTCGCGGCGATGGCCTCGCGGACCTTACCCACCGTGGACCTCGCAGCAGCGGCACAGCCCGCGGCGGTGGGCGTAGACCCGCTGATCGGACAGGGGCAGGCCGACGCCGGCGAGGATGCCGGACACCTCCCGCGGCGGCAGCGACCCGGCGATGAGCTCGCGGATCGCGGCGCGGTCGTCGTCGTCCAGGTCGGCAGACGACAGAAAGCGCCGCAGCGCGCAGCACGATCCACTGTGCTGCGCCTGCGGCGCGATGCTGCTCAGGGTCTGAGCGATGGCCCCCATGCTGTGCCTCCTAGCGGCACACGCCCATGCGGCGTGCCGTGCGACGGTCCACCCAGCCGGTGATCGGCAGGGATCGCTTGGCCTGCCACGACCGGACGGCCGCGGCAGTGGTGGCGGTGAACTCCGATGACGAGCTGTTCAGGAGCAGTTGGTTGACGCGGCGCACGATCGGCCCGGACGGGACCGCGCGCAGGCGTGCCCATCCGCGCAGGCCCGCGCGGTGGCCGTAGAAGCGGCCCCACGGCAGCGGCCACGGCAGGGGGGCCTTGGCCGCGAGGTACTGCTCCCACGTCCGCACCGGCAGCCCGAGGGCGGCGTGCGGGTCGGGACCGTTGCTCGCCAGCCCGTCGCGGCCGTTCCGCAGCGCCTCCACCTGACGGGCGGCGATGGGCGCAAGGTCGCGGCAGCCGACCGACACGGCGTGGACGTGCGCGGCCCACGGCCCCTGTGACGGCAGGCGGTGCCAGGCGGCGAAGCCGACCGTGCGAAGGCAGGCGACCATGTGCGTGATCTGCGAGGCGGTCAGCCCGGACACCGAGAAGTCCAGCGCCCCGCCCCCGGAGTGCGTGCCCGCGCTGGCCCCGACGGAGGTGTTGTAGGAGCCCTGCGTCACGGTCAGGGTGCGGCCGAACAGGCGCTGCGCCTCGCCCGCCTGCGCGGCGGTGCGGGTGTCGGTGCGCTTGCCGCCGAACGTGGTGACGGCCACGGTCACTCGCCGTAGGGGTCCGTCGGCTCCACGCCGAACGACCCGCCGGGCAGGAGCGCGGACACCGCCGTGCGGATGCCGGCGGTGAGCCCGGCGATGGCGGCGGCGATCAGCGCGGCCTGCGTCCAGGCGAAGTCGGGGGCGGTGACCACCGGCACGACGGTGACCAGGAACGTGCTGACGAAGGTCAGCAGGGCGGAACGAACGACCTCGTTCATCGGTCCTCCTCAGTTACGAACGGCCTGAGTCGCGGCGACCCAGGAAGCGGGGACAGGGGTGGACGGCCAGCCGGTGCCCCACCAGTCGTGGCGCTCGGTGTAGGCCCACACGTAGCGGTCGGTGGCGGCCAGGGCGTTGCGGAGCGTGGTCGTCCAGATCGCCTCGTCCATCGGCGTGCCGAGCCACGGGCTGTCGAACACGCCGAACGCCTGCGACGGCGACAGGGTGCGCTGGTAGGCGGCGAAGGTGGCGAACTGCGCCGGGGTGCGGAGCGTGTAGAGCTCGCCCCCGTCCACGGCCGACAGGCCCGCGACGAACGGCCCCATCAGTTCGTTCGCCCACGACACGTCGTTGCAGGCAGCGCCGCCGGTGTTCTGGCACGCCCGCGGGTCGCTGATCCACGGCCCGTACAGCGACAGGATCACCGCGTCGGGCCAGGCCGCGCGGATCGCCTGGCCGACCTGCGCGCCGCGCGAGCGTGCACCGGCCTGGCACTCGGCCAGGGTCAGGGCGCAGGCGTCGGGCCAGTTGTCGGAGCCGCCGAAGTACCGCTCGCTGTCGTACACGATGCCGGTGAACCCGGCCGCGCGGGCGGCGGTGGCGAGGTTCGCGGCGTTCTGCGCGGGCACCGTCCAGTCACCGACGTAGGCCGAGGGCGGGGCGTAGGCGATGACGAAGTTGTGTCGCAGCCGCGTCAGGGTCGGCAGGGTGCCGAGCGCGGCGGCGAACGTGGCGGTGCTGATCGGCGTGGGCCGCAGCACCTGATTGGACAGGCTGCCCATCGTCAGGACCACGCCGTCGAACGGCATGGCGTCCATGCGCGCGGCGTTGGCCCGCAGGAAGGCCGGGGTGGGGATGTCCTGGCCGTGCTTGATGAGCAGCGACGCCGAGGCCGTCGCCGTGGGGCTCGAGGTCGCCGTCGGGGTGGGCGTCGCCGTGATCGTCGGGCTCGAGGTCGGCGTCGCCGTCGGCGTCACGGTCGGCGTGGGCGTCGGCTTCGGCGGCCGAGGCTTCTTGCCACGCGCGTCGGACGGTGCGGCGATCAGCAGCAGCAGGCAGGCGGCCAGGAGGCAGACCAGGGCGCGGCGCACAGGCACCCCCGATAGGTGGTTTGGCACCCCGGCACGGGGAGCGGGGACCGGGCGCTCGACCCGTGCCGGGGTGGATGGAGGGCGGTCCCCCTACTTCTTGGTTTCGGTGATTGCCTTGGTCGGCGTCAGCTCGGGGTTCGGGGTGATCGTGAACTGGTTGGAGGTGTTGTCCACCTCGACCACCCGCACGGGGTTCCACGGCGGCTTGTAGCGCACCTCGTAGCGGATGCTGTAGACGCCCGGCGGCTGCGTCGGCGGTATCTGCACCCGCACCGTCGAGTCGTTGCAGCCGTCGTCGGCGTACTCCTCCGCCACGGACGGGAGGGCGAAGCCGTTGGGGAACCGGATCACGCCCAACTCCGACTCGGACACCGGCTTGACCAGCACGCGCGTCGCGGTGAACGGGGTGCCGTCCCAGCAGAATGTGTTGGTCAGGGTGATGATGTCGCCCGGCGCGTACACCTCGCGGTCGGTCTGGAACGGGGTGAAGGTGATGTTGTCGTAGGGGCGCAGCGCCCACACCGTCACCGCAGCCCACGCGACCGCCAGGGCCACGAGGATGACGTAAACGGCCCGAATGCGGACCGCGTGCCGGCGGCTCATTGTCGGGTCACCACCGCCACCAGCCCGCCGATCAGGCCCACGATCAGCGCCGTCACCGCAGCCCAAAACAGGCGCTCCAATGGGGTGAAGCGAGCCAACGTCACGAACCCCGCATGGGCCTCGCGCAGTTGCTCGATGTCGTCACGGATGCCGTCGATGTGCGACCGCACAGCCTGATCGTTCAGGTCGACGCGAGCCGCCAATGCGTCCACCCGGCGCTCCAGGTCCCGCAACGGGTCGGTCACGGATGCCTCCTAGATGACGGGCGACAGGTCGAGGCCGACGGAGAACTCCGACGTGGAGCAGGTCAGGGACCAGCCCTCCACGAAGCCGTCGTAGGTGGAGGCACCGAACACCGCCGTGGGCAGGTTCGTGACGCTCACCCGGTCCAGGGGCACGAGTTGGAGCGTGGTGGACTCGATGCTGTTCGGCGTGGTCAGCAGGTCCACGGTGATGCGCCCCAGGCGGGGCTTGTTCGAGGACCGCTGCCCCAGGCGGTAGGACGCCGAGTAGGCGAGGTAGACGTAGGAGCTGACGATCGACGTGAAGGAGTCGATGACCTCGCTGCCGTCCACGGTGAGCGCAGACGACGACTGCTGGATCGCCTTGCCCGCAGGCCCCTCGGCGATGACGGTGTTGGCGTGGAGCGAGTCGTCCAGCACCAGCGACACGTCGCCGGCGAGGTCGGCGGTGGCCGAGGCCGTGAGGGTGACCGAGGCGGTGTTGTTGCGCGCGGCGTATCCGCGGAACTTGGGGTCTCCCAGGCGGTCGATGTAGCACACGCCCTGCTCGGATGCGGCGATCTCCTGGTAGGCATCCAGCAGCGACTTGCCGCCCGTGTCCTGCCCGGACATGGTCATGCCCGAGATGTCGACGACGGACGGCGCCCCGTGGGATGCGAAGCCCGCCAGCGCGGACGTGCGGTCGGCAATCGAGTCGCCGCTGTCGCCGTCCCAGCCCGCGCCGTACATCGCGTCGATGTTTGCCTGCGCCACGGCCGCGGTCGTGCGGAACACCGAGATCGCGGCCATGTCGCCGATGTAGCAGTAGGAGTTGTCCGTCCACCCGCTGTTGCGGATGCCGCCGAAGGTGATGCGGCGGTTGCTGCTGCCGATGGTGCAGGCGGTGCCCCCGGAGTTGGCCGAGGTCCGCAGCGACCCGTCGATCCAGATGCCGGCCGTGGTGCCGCTGGCGGGCTGGAGCCGGACTGCGACGTGATGCCAGGCCCCGTCCCACAACTTCTGCCCCGACACCGGGTTCGTGGGGTTGAGCGTGACCGATCCACCGGAGTCACCGACGACGCGCAGCGTGAGCCGCCCGTCAGCGGCGGCGAGTTCGAGCTGGACGTAGCCCGTGCCGCCGCTGGTGCGGTTCATGCGGAACAGGATGGTGTCGGTCACGTCCTCGGTGCGGAACCAGAAGGCGATGACGCCGTGCTGCGAGCCGGGGTCGAACGTCGTGGGGTGCTCCAGCACCGGGCCGATCTGCGACCACGGGCGGAAGCCGATGGCGCCACCGACAAACGGCGGGCCTTCGCTGATGAACTCGTGGTGGCCGGCGCTGCCGCCGTAGACCTGGATGTTGAACGGCGCGGCGTTGGAGCGCATCGGGTCCCATGCCGAGCCGGTGCCCGATCCGCGCTCGGCCATCGGGTAGGTGTACCCGGCGGCCTTGTCCGTGATGAGCGCGTGCTGCCGCTCCACGCCGTAGGGGTACAGCGTTGCCTTGGCGTACATCTTCATCAGGTCGGTGGCCTGGACGCGGCAGGTGGCGACCTTGCCGCCCGTGGGCTGGACCTCCCACGAGTCCACGAACCCCTGCCAGACCTGGAGGCTGTTCACCTTGACCCGGATGGGGACGTTCTTGCGAACCTGCGACACACCGCCGGAGGTGAACGGCCCCGAGGTATTGCCCGGCGTGAAGCGGCCGTCCTCATTCCGCAGCACCAGCGACAGCGACCCCGCCGAGGCGGTGTCGAACTCATTGGAGCGTCCCCGCGAGCACGACACGCCCTCGTTGAGCAGGACGTAGGAGGAGATGTCCGACCAGGCGGTGGTGTCGAACCGCGCCTCGACGGTGACCGAGGGGATGCCGCTCACTAGAACGCAACCTGACCGCGTGCGCCCGCACCGGACAGGACGCGCTTCACCTCGGCGGCGATGGCGCGGGGGTCACCGATGCCGGTGTTCACGACGATGGTGGTGCCGCCGAGGCCGCGTGCGCGGTTGAGCGGGATCACCGCTTCCGGCCCGGCCTCGCCGATCAGGGCCGTCGTCGGACCAGTGACGATGCCGCCCTTGGCGAGCGCGATCATCGGCAGCAGCGGGATCTCGGGGATGTCGGGGCCAGGAAGGCGGTTGACGCCTCGGATGACCGCGTTCACCCCGCCGAGGATGAAGTTGATTTTGTCGGTGATCCAGTTCACGACGCCGACGAGGCCGCCCTTCAGCCCGTCCCAGAGGCTCTTAGCCTTGTCGGTGATGGACTTCTTGATGGACTTCAGCGTGTCGACCAGGCTCCAGAACTTCTGCGCCGCCCAGATGGCAACGTCGCGCGCCTTATCCTTGATCGTCTGCCAGATGTTGCCAGCGACGGTCTTGACGCGCTCCTTGAGGTTGCGGAAGAACTCGATCATCCCGTTCCACTTGTCCCTGATCCAGTTCCAGGCCGCGATGGCCTTGTCCTTCAGCCAGGTGAACGCCGCGCCGACAGCGCGCAGGACGCCCTGGACGATGTTGCGGAACGTCTCGCTGCGCTTGTAGGCGACCACGAACATCGCAATCAGTCCGACAATGGCGAGGACGATCAGGCCGATCGGGTTGGCCGTCAGGATCACGTTAAGCACGGTCTGGATCGCTGCCCACGCTGCGGTCGCCGCGCGCACGATGCCCATGACCACGTTGTAGATCTTGAGCGATGCGACGATCGCGCCAATGCCCGCCGCGATGGGGATGAGCCAGCCCTGGTAGCGGACCAGCCACGCGCCGAAGTCCTTGACGGCGGGGATCACGGTGTCCTTGATGTAGCCGCCGAACTCCTTGAGCTTGGGCAGCACGTTGTCCTCGAACATGTGCCACATTTCCTTGGCGGCGGCGACCACCTTGTCCTTGAGCCAGTTACCGAGCCGCTTCAGCGCGGGGATGCCGGTGCCCTTGATCCAGGCGGCCAGTTCCTTGACCCGCTGGCCGAGGCCCTTGAAGAAGGGGATCAACTTGCCCCCGCCGCCGAACACGTTGTCCATCGCCACGGCGAAGTTGTCAACGGAGCCCTTGCTGCCGTTGAACAGGATGCCGATGGCATTGGCGATGCCGGAGAACTTGCTGCCCACCGACTCGACGATTGGCATGACCTGATTGGCGATGACGTTCATTAGCCAGGTCAGGACCGGCAGCAGCGCGCCGCCGATGGACTCCTTGACCTCGCCGAAGCGGTTCTTCAGAATCTCCAGTTGGCCCTGAGCGGTCTTAGCGTCCTTCGAGGCGAAGCCGCCGACCTTGGCCGCGAGGAGGCCCTGGATCGTAGTCAGGTCCTTGGCCTTGTCCCCGGTGGCCTTGAAGTTGATGCCCAGGGCCTTGAGCGCCCGGCCGTTGCCCATCATCGCCCGGCCGATGAGCCCCGCAGCGGTGGGAAGGTCCTGCCCGGTCTTGGCGGCGTAGTCGGCCAGGAGCGGCGACAGGTCCCGCAACTGGTTCTCATTGAGCCCGAACTGCGCGAGCACCGCCTGGCCCGATGCGAACGCATCGTCGTCGAAGCGGGTCTTGCGCGCCATCTCGGCGTTGTAGTCGCGCAGCGCGTCGATGTTGCCCCCGGCGAGCGCGGGGAATCGGGCGTAAGCGTCGGCGAGGCGGGTCTGCGCGGCCTGCGCCTCGGAGAACGCCCGCACCGACTCGGTGCCGAACGCTACGAGCCCGCCCACGGCGAGCGCGCCGCCGAGCGCAGCACCGAGCCCGGTGGCCTTGCCGGCGAGCCCGCCCATCTTCGAGCCGATGCTGCCGAGCGTGCGGCTTGCCCGGTCGACGGCGGTGATGGCGATGCTCAGGTTGGACGAAGCCACGGCCCTAGCCCTCCTGCGCCTTGTTCCATGCCACGACGAAAGCCACGGCCGACTCGAACTCCTCGACCGTCAACAGGTCGATCTCCCACGGACGGATTCCCATGACGTGCGCGAGCAGCCCCGCGTACCGGGCCTTGCGCTCGGTCAGCCCTCCGCTGGGGCCGGGGAAGGGTCCTCGGACTCGACCTCGACCTCCTCCAGCACGAAGTCGACATCGCGGAAAGCGAGGTCGGGCTGCTTGCGCTTCATGGCGACCCACACCATCGCGCGCAGGGCGGAGGCGGTGCCGGCCTCGGCGACCTCGGACATCTTCAGTCCGGTGACCTTCTCGATGGCCTCGGCCTCGACGATGGTCAGGCGGGAGAGGTCGTACTCCTCGCCGGAGACGGTGATCTTCATGGTGCGGTCCCTTCGGTTGTGCCGCAGCCCCCGGTCGGGAGGGTGACCGGGGGCTGCGGGTGGAGCGTCAGATGACGCCGAGCAGCGCGCGCGCCTTGCGCTCGGCGTTGATGCGCCCGATGTCGTAGCGGCGGTGACACCGCTTGCACATGGGCTCGTAGTGCGACGGGTCAAGTGAGTACGGACCGTGCTGCCGCCCGTTCCTTTGGATGCCAGGCGGGCGCTCGCCGGGACTCCCGTGGATGTACGCCCAGTCGACGGCGACTACGCCGCACCGAGAGCACGAATGCTCCCGCGCCTTGCCGCGTTCGCGCAGCACGCGCTTGTGCGCCGCTTCGTACCCCGCGTCCGAGCTGTTGTTCGGAATGCGGAGCGGGGGGCCGTCTGTCGTGCCCGTAACTCGCAACCTCCGGCGGTGGCCCGAGCACATCCGCCCGCGCGGAGGGCACAGGCGCTCACACCCATCGACGCAGCAGACGGCTCGCGGCTCGCGCGCCGCATACTGGTGGTAGTAGTCGCGGGCGGCAGCGCGGCAGTCATCACACTTGCACTTGCGGCCGTAGTAGCCCGTGATGGTGCCGCACTTGTCAGACTTCACAAGGCCGTATCAGTCGAGATGGTGCGGATCTGGTACGGGTTGTTCGTGCCGTCGAACAGGGCCATGAGCGTGACCTTCTGCGGCAGGATGTCCGCGCCGTCCACGTTCACCTCGGCCTTGGTCACCTTCGCCGTGGCGACGGTGAACTCCAGCGTCGGGTAGTGCGAGCCGGTGATCGCGGTGGGCAGCGCCCACGTCAGCTGGATCGCCGTCGTGGTGTTCGCGGAGTAGAGGTCGTAGAGCGTGGTGCGCTCGATGAAGTCCATCTCCAGTTCGATCTCGCACGTCCGGTAGCCGTTCACGACCTGCTCGGACTTGATGCCGCTGGAGCCCGCGTAGTACCGCTCCGTGCTCAGCGGGTTCTCGATCTTCACCGTCGCGCCCTTGACGCCGGTCAGGGTCGTGCCGCCGCTGATCGAGGTCTTGCCGCTGGATGTCGACGGGGTGCCGCCGAGGCTCACCGTGAGGTCCGCTCCGGTGAACTGCGTCTGAGAGGCGGGGTAGGACGCCGATGCCAGGGCGGTGCCCGTGGCCTCGTTCCAGCCGTCGATGCCGACCTTCAGCGTCAGCGGGTCGGTGACGTTGCCGCCGAACTCGTAGGACGTGACCTTGCAGCCGTTGAACGTGAACGGCCGCACGGTGCCGGAGGCGACCTGCGGGCGACCCACCTGAACCGTCAGCGACGAGCCCGCGGACTGCTGGTCGCCGGGGGCGAACACCGCCTCATAGGCCGAGCCCGACAGGACGGTGGGCGTGGTGGTGGAGCCGAGGGCGGCGCGGTGGAGCGTGCCCAGGCCCTTGTCGGTCAGCTCGACCTCGAAGTCGCCGCTGATCTGGCGGGTGGTGGTGACGTGCCGCGACAGCAGCGCGACACCGTTCGTGGAGCCGTACAGGCCCTCACCCTGTTGCCGCTCGATCTCCAGGTTCAGACCCTCGGAGACGTGCGGCTGGAACTTGGTCGGCGTGACCGCAGTGCCCGCGGTGGACTCGACGCCCCACCCGAGCTGCGACACGAGGCCGGTGACGAACGGCATGGGTCAGTCCTCCTTGGACTTGTTAGCGGTGATGACCTCGTACAGGCCGGGGATGTCCCACTCGCGCCCGTCGTCGTCGGGAACCTCGAACACCTCGTCGGGCTCCACGACGCGCTGGAGCGCGACGATGATGCGGGGCTCGTCGGCGGTCAGACGGACCTTCATGGCTCTCCTTGGGCAGGGCGAAGCACCCGCCGTAGCGGGTCCGGGTGATGGGGGTCAGAGGTAGGCGCGGGCGTCGATGTCGAACGTGATGCGGACGGCCATGCCGGGGTCGAGGAGTTCCTGCGTGACCTGGACGTTGGTGAACGTCAGCGGGCCGATGTTCACCGGGCAGTCGTCCCACGCCTCGCGCGTGAGCAGCACCCCGGCAACGTCGTCGAACAGGGCCGACGCCTCAGACCTCAGGTCGGCCCACTCGCCGGACCCGGACCAGGCGGTGACCTCGCACGGGATGGTCAGGTTCTCCTCGCGCGAGCCGGCACCGATCGGCACCGAGCGCCACTCCGCGTCCGAGGACCACGGCACCGGGTCGTCGTCGTCGGCCCAGCCCTGCCCGCCGATGATGACGTAGGACGCGGGCTCGGCCTGCGAGAGCACGGGGCCGTCGTACACCTCCGCGTCGATGCCCTCCAGAGCCGCCAGAGCGGACGTGACGAGGGCGAACGCCGCCGTGGCGGTCATGCGATCCCCGGCGTGGAGTAGCGGCGCAGGAAGTCCTGCACACGGTTCGGCAGGGAGTAGCCCTGGCCGGGGGTGTAGTCGTCGCCGCCGCGGCGCTGGATCGTGCCGCGCTGCGTCTGCCACAGGTGGCGGACCGTCTCCAGGATCGCCTGCTGGAGCCCGGCCGGGATGGACGTGCGGCCCGCGATGTAGTCGACCTCGATGTTGTTGAAGCCCTCGGTCCACACGCTCGCGGAGTAGCCGGAGGTCTTCGTGAGGATGCCGGTGTCGATCTCCACCGCGTAGGACGACACGGGGTTGCCGTTCTCCATCACGTCCGTCACCTGGATCACCGGGGCCTGTCGGAGGATGACGCTCGCCCGGCCGCCGTTGTGCGTCTCGGACACCGAGCGGCGGGCCAGGGGGCCGACCTCACCCTCGACGAGATCGGTGGCGGCGAGGATGAAGAACCGCAACTCGTCGTCGTCGGCGTAGTCCGTGGCGGTCATGTTCAGGTGCCGCTTCACGTCCGCCAGCGCGATCGGCGGGGAAACCGTCAGATCGTCGACGTTGAAGCCCTCTTCGAGCGTGCCCGCGTTGACCCCGGTCGTGACCCAATAGACGCCGTAGTGGCCGACCTGGGACGGCTCGTAGTCCAGGTGGTAGATGCCCGGCAGCGGGTGTTCGATGCTGCCCGTCTGGTTGGTGCTCGTCCCATCGGGGGCGATCACCGTCACCGAGATGTCGTCGGGGTCGGCCAGCGCGCCGTCGAGGTCGTAGACCCGCAGCTCCAGGCGGACGAACCCGCTCACCCCTGCGGCCCCTGCGTAGATCGGCATGACGCTCCTAGGAGGTGATCGTGTTGGTGATGACGCGCGAGCGCAGCGTCCCCGGCGTCGTCTCGCCCTCGATGCGGACCTTCGCCGTCATCGCTGCGGCGGCGACCAACTGTGCGGCGGTGTTCGTCGCGGCGGTGCCGTTGAGCGTGGCGGCGGTCACGAGGTCGGCGACCATGCCGCGCGTCAGGCCCGTGCCGATCGCCGTGGCGGCGGTGGCCGCCAGGTACGCCTCGGCGTTGTGCGTCGTGATGACCGCAGCATCGGACGAGGCGGTGGCCGTGGTCGTGAGGTCGGCCTGCGCGGTGACGACCTTGCCCGCGAGCGCGGTGAGGGTGTTAGTGGCCGACAGCGCCCCGGACACCGGCAGGGTGCGGGTCGCGGTGGAGGTCAGGGTGGCCGTCTCGGACAGAGCGGCCTGGACGTTCTGCGGCAGTCGCGTCGGGGCGGTGTCGACGTTGAACAGCACGTCATCGATGCGGATGTCAGCCGGAGGGGCGTCCCCGTTGAGCGCAAGGGACACCCAGTTCGAGAACGATCCGCCGTTCCAGGTGGTCGTCGCGGCGGTGGGCGTTGCGCCCTCGTTGCCGCCCACCGCGTCGGTCGGCAGCTCAGAACCCGTCCACAGTTCGGCCTTATTGACACCGAACTGCGTTGTCTTGATCCGCACCCGGCACCAGGCGTTGATCGCACCGGCAGTCACCGCTGCCGCGCGGGTGACGGTGCCGTTCACGGGGTCGTAGGACTCCAGCGCGATCGTGTAGTTGCCGCCCGAGGCGACCAGCTTCGCCCAGGAGTATTCAACGGCGGGATCGTTGCTGCACAAGCCGAGGGTGATCGCGCCCGTGACGGCGGTCGGGATGAACACCAGGAAGTCGATGAAGTACGCGCCGGGTGTGACATGGATCGTGTTGCTGCTGTATCGGAAGAAGATCGGTGAGGTAGTGGCGGTCGTCAGGAGCGCGCGGGAGCCTTCCCACGACGACGTTGTGCTGCTCGGCGCGTTGCCGCCAAGGACAGGAACCAGCAGGTAGTTGTTGTTGCCCGCGCTTGTGCCATCGCGGGTGATAGCCGTACCCGCCGCATACGACGTGTCGTCGAGCCGCCACCGCTCCTGCGCCATCCCCGCTCCCTCAGTAGGTGAAGACGACGTTGGTCTGGGTGACCCCGCCGGCGATGTTCGCCGCAGCGCCGCCGCCGTGGCCGTTCAGCCCGCCGCGCACGTTGAGCAGCGTCCCTGTGCCGGTCGCCGTGAAGATCGGGCTGGCGATGCTGGAGGCGTTGCCCGAGATCGTCATGTTGGACAACTGCGAACCGCTCGCCAGAGATGCCGAGATCGCCAGCCCTCCGCGGACGGAGTTCATCGTGTTCCCGCTGATGACCCACGATTGGGCGGTCATGCTCGCCGCAGGCGAGAACAGGACGCACGCCGTAGACGGGTCCTCGAACGAGTTGTCCTCGATGCGGAAGTTCGTGGAGTACGTCTTGGCGGACGTGTTGGTAGCGGTGATCTGCTGCGCGAACTCGATGGCGACCGAGCCGTTCTGGAAGTTCGTGCCGCGGATGTCCACGTCGCCACCGGACAGCCACTTGACCTGGGAGTGCCCCTGGCCCGCGTACTGCCCGGTGTCGGAGTAGGTGCGGCAGTCGAGAACGTGCCAGTCGCCCATGTCGGTGTCCGGGCAGTCGAGCAGGATGCCATGCGACACCGAGGCATAGGTCCACACGCGGCGGAAGTGCGCGCCCCACCCGGACACGGTGTGAGCGTTATTCCAGAACCCCGTGATCTCCAGGTCGTCGTACTCGGCCTTGATGTGTGCGTTCGTCCCGAGGTCGTCCTGGCGGATCGCCGCACCCGCCGTGGGGAGCGCCGGCGTGAGCCCGGAGAACCAGGCGTAGACCCCAAGGTTCAGGAGCCCGAGCTGCCGGATCTTGGTGCGCTCCGCCCCGTTGCGGAACAGCGTCGCGGTGCGCGACGGCACCACGATCCGCGAGAACGACGGGTGCGTGCCCTCGACGATCGTCCCCGCCGTGGACAGGACGTGCCCGCCCTCGGTGAGCACGAACAGGTCGCCTGCGGGGAACGTGAGCGCCTGACCCTTGCTCATCGCGCCGAGCAGGGTGCCGATCTGCGCGGTGTTGTCCGTGCCGAACACCGCCGAGTACGGACCCGACCCACCGGGCGCGGAGGCGATGGTCGCCACCGTCCCCGATGAGACGTTGGTGATCGTCGTCTTGTGGACCGTGGAGCCGGTGTCGATCCAGATGGACTTGCCGATGTACCCGGACGTGAAGTACGGGGCCGTGTGCGCCGCCGAGTCCACCGCCGTCACCGTCGTACCGGAGACGGTGCAGACGATGTGATTGCCGTCCTGCACCACGCCGTTCGCCGTGGCCGGGACCTGCGCGCGCCCGATCAGTACCTCGACGGCCTCCAGGCCATCGGACAGCGCGTCCACGACCGTCGTCGCCGAGGTCGCCCCGCTGTTGCCGGGGTCTCCCGGAGCAGGCCGCGTGTACGGACCGGGCATCGGCTACGTCAGGCCGCGATGGGCGTGAAGGCCAGGGTCAGCGACGACAGGTTGAGCGAGTCGCCGTTGGACACGGCCTTGGACGCGGTGAGCGCGCCCGACCACAGGAAGTTGCCCGAGGTGGAGGCGTCCCACAGGGAGATGTGGGAGATCGTCTCGGTGGTCGTCATCGACCACGACGGGGTGTTCGTCATGGTGCCGACGCCGCCGGACGCCGCCGAGCCGAACGTCGCGGCCGAGCGAGTCGTCACCGCCGACGAGTTCGACGTGCCGGACGCGCCGGGGTCTCCGGTGTGCAGGCGGACCCACACCGTTCCCGCGGTCGGAGCAGCACCCGTCCGCGTGATGTTGTCCAGCCACTTGTTGGCGGCGTTCGCCGCACTCAGGCCAACGGCCATCAGTCGTTCTCCTCATCGGTTGTGCCGTCCGCGTGAACGACCACGGCGGATGCGGTCATCGTGAGAGCCGCCACGACGGTCGGCTCGGGCTCAGTGCTCATGCGGGTCCCTCCACTACTCGCCCCACCAGTGCTCCAGCGGGGACGTTCGCCCTCGGCACTCGAACGGCCGAGGCGGTCAATGCGGCCTCACCGGCCAGCGCAGTCGACGCGGAGTGTGTCGTGATGACCTGCGCGGAGGCGGTGAGAGCTGCGTCAGCGACGCACGACGTAGACGTGACCGCCCGCCGCGATGCGGACGCGGACAGGTCTGCCGCGGCCTGGAGGTTCGTGCCGGCGTTCGCGGCCTTCACCGACGACGCGGTGAGCGTTGCGGTGGTCGACGGCGACGCGGTGGCGGATGCGCCGTTGACGACCCACCACGTCGACAGGTCGCCCCAGGTGGTGAGGTCGCCCCAGAGCGTTCCGGCCACGGCGACCTCCGGGGGTTACTTGGCGGTGCGCTTGCGGGCCGTGCGCTTCTCGGCCTGCGGGCCGACCGCGCGCTCCACGGGCGGCTCGGAGACAACGGGAACCGCGAGGCCGCGCTGGCACAGTTCTGCGCCGTACTCGTCGGTCGTGTCGAGTTCCCCACCCACGGGCGGGTACGGAGTGCCGTCCACGCTCCCGGTGAGCGCGACTGTCATGCGGACCTTCATTGGGCGACCTTCCTGTTCGCTCACCCCCACCCCTCGACCGGAGCCGAGGGGTGAGAGTCAGCGGGCAGGCTGGATCAGCTCGCCCCGCCGACGAAGTGCTTGACAGCTCCGGTCTGGTCGCCCAGAACGCCGTCTGCGCGCATGATCGCCCGGAACGTCACGAGGTCGTTCTGGAAGGCGAACTCGTCGCTGCGCTCGAAGCGCACCCCGCCCGCGATGCGGACGAAGTAGGCGCTCATGTCGCCGAACACGATGGACTTGGCCGAGGTGGCCGCCGCAGCGATGTTCGGCTCGATGACGACCGGCTTGCCCAGGATGGTGTCGGGCGCGCCAGCGAGGCCCGGCGTCCACAGGTAGTTGCCGACGCCCGCGCCCCCGGAGTTGTCCTGGAGCTTGCGAATGTAGGCCGCCGTGGAGTCGCGGAACAGCCACACACACTTGTCGCTGTTGCGGTACGGGCTGATGACCGAGTAGTAGAGGTCGATCAGGTTGTCCGCGGACGCCTTGCCAGCGACCGAGGTGGCACCCGTCACGCCGAGGGTCGAGGTCTGCACCACGCCCGAGGGCTTCGAGGAGCCGTTGCCCGTGGCGAAGTCAGCGCCCGCGGCGTTGCCGAGGGCGTTGCCAGCCTGACGGGCGAAGTACCCGGTGAGGTCAACGCCGGCGTCGTTGAGCAGTTCCGACGACACCTGGAACGAGTAGGCGTACTTGTATGCGCCGAGGGTGCGCTTGGCGAACGCCGGGTCGCTCTCGGTGAGGGTCGAGCCCTCCGTGATGAGCGCGCCGGTCGAGTGCGTCGTGGTCACCGGGACCTCGAAGTTCTCGCCGCCTGCGGTGTTGAACACCGTCGCCACGCCCGCGATCGCGGCCGTCTCGATCAGGTGCTCCCACATGGAGTTGTAGAACGACGTGGGCACGGTGTTGCCGCCCGCGGTGGCCGAACCCTTGGTCAGGTCACGGGCCTCGGGCTGCGCCTCGAAGGAGCGGGTCTCGCCACGGACGAACGCGCCAAAGGCGTCGGTGACCGGGGCGGACTGGCGCGCAGCGATGCGGCCCAGCGTCTCGTCGAGGTCACGGGCACGCTGCTCGTCCTCGTCGATGCGTGCGGCACGCTCGGCGAGCGCGTCGATGTCGGCGTTGATCCGCTGGTAGGACTGCTCCTCCTCAGCGGTGAGGTCGCGGTTCTCAGCGGCGGCGGTGTCGAGCAGGGCCTTGGCCTGCTCCCACGCATTCGCCCGCTGCTCCCGCAGGTGGTTGGCGAAGTCGCTCACGCGATCCGCCTCCTTTCATGCGAAAGCCCCCGAGCCGTTCATGTCGGGGGCGACGGTTGGGTTGAGGTCGCGGTGGGGGTGCCCTGCCGCTACTGCGCCTTCTGCTTCAGGTCCAACTCCCGGCGCAGGAGCTGGATGCGAGCCGGCGGAGTGGCGGGGGCCTGCTCCACCGGCTCGGGCTTGGGGTCCTCGCGCTGCTCGCCGAGGTCGATCACGACCGGCGCGGCGCTGAGGAGGTCGGACAGCCGCCCCTCGGCGGCGATGCGGGCCACGTCCTCCACCGGCATCTCGCGGCGCTCGGCCAGCGAGCGCAGGCCCGAGGACGTGTCGGTGTAGGCGGGGGTGTTCACCGGGGCCACGTCGATCAGTTGGCCCGAGATCAGCGAGCGCAGCGGGAAGCCGTTGTCGTCCAGCGTCCAGTCGTCCTCGAACGTGATGAAGGCGAACGACGACTTCTGCACGTCGCCGCGCTGCACCAGCTCGAACACGTCGGACCGGAACGACGGCAGATCGACCTCGTAGTCCAGGCCGGTCTCGTCCACGCCGAGGCGCAGCGTCTGACCCGCGGTGGTGCCCAGGAGCCAGTTGTCGTCGTGGTTGTAGCGGGCCATCACGCCGGGGAAGCCGTCGCCCGCGGACTTGTTGAAGAACGTCGGCGTGATGGTCTCGGTGAAGCCGCCGAGGTTCTGCGAGCGGGTGTTGAACTTCGCGGCATAGCCGCCGATCCGCATCACGCCGTCGGCCGCGCGGACCTCGACGAGACCGCGCACCGACCGGCGCTCGGTGGGCTTGCTCACGGGTT